CACAAATACCCATTTTATTTAAGATATTCTTTATTCTTATTTTCTATCTTATTTTTCATTCTCTTATGATCTGTTTTCTTACGCTCTAAATGCTCTTTCCTCTTTTGTTGATTACCTGCTTTCTTGCGCCCTAAATGATCTTTCCTCCTATAATTGATCTTTCTTTGTCTATATATTTTGTTTTTCGCATCTATATTTGTCATTGTTTTCTTTTATAAAATCATAAACATTTGAATATTTGTCTTCCAAAAATATAAATGGATTGCATAGTTTTGGTTGTTAGTATAATCTTACGCTCCACATGATGAAAAGTGTGGTAGTGGCTGTAAAGGCGCCCTGGTAAGGTAAACGTATCCCCTGGCTAAATCGGAGTAATGACCCGGTTGGCAGATGAGAGCACTCTCCCGCCTAGCAGCGGATGAGTGGATACGAGAGATTATATTAATTAGACAACCTATGCTCTAGGGGATGAAACCGTCCCTACCCGGTCTTTTATTAGGCCTGCTGCTGTTGTAAGTCAACAGCGTTCTGGGAGGAGCGGACTACTACCCAGACGGCTCCTTAAGCCGTATACCTGCGAAAGAACGCCTCACAGCACCCAACAGCAAACTTCCCGCCACAACTTACAACCGTAGATTATTACTATGGCTTCTTCACCGCGTGTCGTTTACACTACTTCTTCCCCATATGCTGTTGCTCGCCGATTTGTCACTGACAATCAGCTTACTGCTGCTCGCTCTTCCCTCGTTACTCGCAATCGTGACAGGATTGGACCTTTTCAGACCGGTTTTTCCCGACCGCCTGATTACTTTTCTTACGCTGATGTCGTTTCTAGCAACAATTTTCAACTGATTGCTGAACTTCATTTTCCTGTCGTCCATGACGCTGTGATCTTTGCAGGCCTCTACTTTGGTGTCACTCAAGACATCTTTGAAGACGCTGAGCGTGCTAACACTGCACGACTTGCTTATATGATCTTCTCCAACGTCAACGATTCCCGCCGTCACGTTATGCACGATAACCTCGACGTTCTCGATTACCATGCGTCGATGTCCCTTGCACGTGCTTACAAACTCAAATCTTTTGAAGAACGAGTTCTTTGCATGTCCAATCTCTTTGGAATCCTCTCTGCCTTCCAGCACGAGGGTTTTCAAGATGCGTATCACACGCTTGTGCTCAAATCTCTTCGTCAAGGCTCGTGGTTTGTCCCTTCAGACCGCCCTCACTTTGATGAGTCTGCTTTCATCCGGAAGCACTTCTTGCACAACTCATTTTATGAGAATCGCAACTTCACTATCGTCGATCCGGTCTTGCCGGAAGCTCCTTCGCTTCCTAACCCCGACGAAAGTTTTGTTCCCGATCTCTCTGACCCAACTGTGACAATCAGCTCTTTTCTCTCTGATTCTCCTAAGTTCGTCATCCGTGGCGTCACTTATTCCCTTGCTGACGTCCACCGCCAACAGCGTGAAATATCCGAATCCGGTCTTTCTACGCTGAGTACAATTCCTCAATCTGCTCGGCAACCTCGCCGCGCCCTCCGTTCTGCCAAATTCCGTGGATTTATCCATAGCTCTGTCCTGGCAGACTCCTCCTCTCCCCCCCCCCCTCCTCGCAAATCACACTCGCAATTCAAGTCTGGTCCATTTCAAGATGCACCTCGAGATGTTGTTGCTCGTGACCTTAAGATTCTTGCACATTTTACTGATGTGTGGGAGTTTGGGAAGCGTTTCGACCTCTCCGCCTACTCTGGCGTTTGTGCTCTACTCGATCACACTCAGAAGTTTCTTGTGTCTGTTTGCGAATGGAAGAAACCAGCCATGGTCCGCAAAAGATCGTTGATGCGTTGGTGCCATAAGAAGGCATATCGCTCACGACTTGTTCATTGCGGTGCTATGATGGGTTCCAAGGTTTGCGAAATCGTCTCGCAACTCTACACCGCCCGTGGTGTCCACCCCAATTTTGACGAATTTTTCTTGAATCCCAAGCAGCAAGCTGGTGAGAAAGATACTATTGTGCTTCATGCACCATTGATTTATCCTATCACTGATGAGGCCATACCTATCGTTCCTCCGACCAAGGTTCCTGGCTCGTTCACTATTGAATTCCTGAAGCGTGCCCGTGATGCCACATACAACTTTTACAATAAAGCGTATGATGTGGCCTCTACCGTCTCTGCCGTTGGAGTTTTTGCTGCTAAGGATGTTGCTGTTCGTGCGTATCAATCTGCAGCTGTTCAATCAATCCCCAGAGCAGCCGACCTTGTTGTGCATGAAGTTAGCCAAACCCATGCAGTTGCTGCTGGCCAACATCGTGCTAACCGCTTCAATCCTGGTGCCGTTCTTTCCGGTGCTACTGGAGCAGTTATCGCATTGGCTACTGGCAATCCATTGCTTGGTATTGCTACTGCAACTGGTCTTGCCGCATTCGCAGTTCCCCTGTCGAGTGCCGCAACTTCAACAATCGCAGCTGTTGCTCGTGTTGAAGATGGCCTTTCACTACGCAAGATCTTTGAGACTGCACGTGACAAGGTCAAGGCCACTTTTGCTGACTATTTTTCTGCCGAAAAACTCGGCTACTACATCTACACCGGGATCATCTGGTGGGGTTCTTGTACTTTATTTATTTTCTTGATCCGCGCCATCCTCCCCAAGTACACTCGTGATACCATTTGCCAATTTTTATGTACTATTATGCCGTGGATCGATCTTTCTTTGTTTTATCGACTTTTTGGACTCACTTATTTTGTTGTTGACTCCGATGGGTCCAATGAAGTGCTTGGCCGAAACTCACGCAAAGCACATGAAGAGGACATTATTCATCTCGTTCGTCCTGATGACGTCAAATTGCAGACGAAGGACAAACCCGTTATGAACGATCTTCTTGAATTTCTTGTGCGTTCTGTCACTCCTGACGCCAAGCACCTCAAGTTCAACTACTGGTTCGAAGCCCTTCCCAAGTGGAAGAACTTTGGAGTCGCACTTGAATGGTTTTGTGGAAAGGCCCGCACAATTTTTGCGCATCTCTACTCTTTTATTACTGGAAACCCATTCCCGATCACACCAACTGAATTTAATGTCATGGACATTTGCACTAGTTTTGACTCATTCAGCGCTACTGCTACAGCTGAAGGTGGTTGGGCAAGTTTCTTCAACAAGGATCCGAGTCGTAAGAGTGAAGCGGCCAAATTCACCACCCACATTGCCAATTTATCACATTCGATTATTGGCATGCACCCGGTGCACCCGACCATTCGTGAAGTCCACTCCAAGGCTATGGATAGAATTCGCAAGATGAATGAAGCAGAAGCTGCCCTCGCTTACTCCGCTTCAGTTCGACCAAAGCCCGTTTGGATCGCCCTTGTCGGCGACCCCTCAATTGGCAAAGGTCTTGCGTCTGATATTCTTACCAAAGGCATATTTGAGATGACTCACAAGCATAGTCCAACCACAAGAGGTTATACTGAATCTTATGACACCCGCCAGGTGTACAACGTTCAGCAATCTGACCCTTACTGGGATGGCTATAAGAACCAGCGTTTCATTTATGTTGATGATCTTTTTCAATCAACGGACCTTCAAGTGAATTCTGTGTTCTCCAACTTGATGATGACATTCATGTCTTCTAAGCCTTGTGGTGCACCTGTCGCCGATATGAACATCAAAGGCGCCAAGTGGCTTGACTCAGATTACTTGATTACCACCGCTAATGAACACTTCCCCACTAATCTTGGTGTCCGAGTTGAGACAGCTCTACTTGAACGCCGAGATCTTTTGCTCAAAGTCACTCGACACACGTGTGGCAAAATGTGCATTGACGGGTCGTGTTATTGGCATGATCAGCCTGACTATGAGTTCCATGTGTGCTCGCAGTTATCAAAGACTGACAAAGTCAAGCCTTCAGTTGTGACCATCAATGGTGCTGTTCGTGAGAGCTTAACACCTTCTGAAGTTTGCCGCCTTGCAGTTTATATGCATCAGTACAACGTCGAATTTAATCGCAATCAGGACCTCAATGTCCCTGATATTACTTTCGCCTCGTTCTCTGTTACTGGTCCTCGCATAGACACTACGCACTTTCCTAGTGTCAAACGGCAAGGCAAGAACACGAAGAAGAAAGTGACGATGGAAGAAGATTCATCTTCAGACTATGACAGTCCACTGACACGTATTGAACCTATTGTGCCAGAAACTGATTCCAAGGATGCTAAGACTGAGATCCGTCCATCAAGTCCTCATGTTGCCATTGAGACTCGCGCTAACAAGCTATACCGTGCTCGTGATATGTTTGAGAAATCACCATTAACCCCACGCGAAGCCTTGGTAGCATGTTTTGGCGTTGTTAAAGGTGGCCTGTACGCATCTTTGTTCAATAATATTGACGAGCCTACCATGCCGCATATTCGTATGTGGTATTGGGAAGATTTTCTCGTACGCATTGTTGACACTCCTCTATTCTCAAGAGTTGATAAGTTTGCGCGCATGCTCAAGCTGTTTTGGCCTCTCACACAGGAATATGTTCACATGTTTGATCCTGATGATGCCGATAGTGCTTTTGAATCTTTTGAGACACTTATGGGCAATGACATGTTGCTTGAGTGGAGTTTTGTTGAGTCTGTTGGCAAAGGCAATGAATCGTTGCGCCATGATTACAGGCCTAATTGGTTCAAGGAGTCAGCTGTGTTGCAAGGTGTTTGGTCTGCCATTTCTTTTGACTTTTCACCGCATCCCACCGCATCTGACAATGAGACTGTTAATCGCTTGCGTTATCACGAATGGCTTGAATCTGGATGTAAATCTGCCGAGAAACGCCCGACCTGGGTGAATATCGACACATTCAGACGCTATTGCCAATCGTACAACTTCTCACGCAATATGGCATTCCTCACTATGGCCCTCACTGGTGCCGCTGTGATAGTTGCTGTTGCGAGTGGTCTTTACAACGCAATTTGTGCTGGCTTTGACGTTAACCCTGAAGAGCAATCTGGTCGCTTCGCTGGCGCCCATGTTCCTCAGCGCATTAACACTCGGGCCCCCCAACGCCGTCCCCTCAAGCACGTTGTCCAACAAGCTGCTTTCAGAGAGACTGATATGGAACGAATTACTCGCACTAATATTATACAGTGCAATTTCGGTCCTTCTGAGTTTTACGCTCTTGCAATCGGGTATAACATCATTGTTTTCCCATCGCATTGCGCAAAGAAGATTCAGGCGCTTTCTGAAGCTGGTTTGGATGATACCATTGCTTTTGGTTTGGATGGCCTCAACTCGCTTGTGTCGTGTTCATTTTCTGACTGCACCATATATGAACCGAAGGGTGATCATGAACAGGAACTTATGTATTTATCAGTTCCCTGTCTACCTTTCCGTACTAAAATGGACAAAAGATTTACCGACCTACAAGAGACTGGCCGTGCCCTCCGCCGCATGCAAGTTGTTTATTCTAATGACCCTATCAAGCCTATGGTTGAAGTCGAGCACATATACTCTGACTCTTATGCCTATCTTGACGAACCTGTCAAAGGATGTTCACTTATGATCCGTCATATGCCTAATGCTAACGGATTTTGCGGCCTGCCATACTACCATGTTGGCACCCAACAAGGCGACGTTATTGTCGCTATGCATGGTGCTGGAGATGAGAACCTGAACATCTCTTACGCCATCCCCTTACGCAGATCGTCTGTCGAGTGGGTACTTAAGACTCATCTGGCTTCTAACCCAAAGTTGCCTAAAGATGTCACCACTCGAGACGTACCACTTGTGTCACCCAGCATTCCCGCTAACCCTGGCACACAACCTATTGGTCACACTGTGATGAATGTCAAGTTGCAAGACAAGACTAGTCTCACTATGACTGATTTGCACCCTCACTACCACACTCTCCCTGTGGATGAGCAAGGACCGATTACTATGGACTGGCCCAACCCTACGCGCAGACCTGCCGAACTACGTCCTCACAGGCTCCCTGATGGAAAAATGGTTCATCCTCTTTCGTTTGTTAACGAAAAGAATCATAAAATCAAAGGAGAAGTGAAGATATCCGGCCCTATCTTCGCCGAGGAACTAGAGCAAATACCTTTTAGGAAGTTTGCTCCGGAATCTTTCAGTCCACAAAAAGCATCTCGGATATTGTCCTTCCGTGATGTGATACTCGGTGCGCCGGGTGTCGACTCTCTAGACCTAACCAAGAGCTCAGGTTTCCCATACTGTGCTCAAGGCAAAAGTCGATCAGATGTCCTATTCCGCGATGGCGAACTCAATCCTGACTATCTTGCCCATCTCGATGATCTATGGAATGAGCTCGAACACAACGTTGTCCCACAAATTGTTGTTGACAACCTTAAAGACGAGCCATTACCCAATGAAGACGTCGACATTGGCAAATGCAGGCGTATTTGCATCGCGGAGCTAGACTACATTATTCTTTGGCGTGCTATTGGTGGCAGCTTTTGGCAAGAGATGCATATTGAACCTTGGGCCACTCCAAACTCAGTAGGTCTCAATGTCCACTCCCCAACTGACTGGACTTTGCTTTTCAAGCGCCTCACTAAGCACGGGTACAACGTTACCGCTGGCGACTGTAATGGTTTCGAGTTCACTACCGATCCACAGTTCGTCGAACCTTTTTGCGAGCTGCACGACTACCTTGCTCCGTTGCCAACACGCTTTGCAGCAATTCGCCGTAATCTTATTCGGTCCATGATCAATGTATACCATATACAGATGAGCCGTCTATTTTTCACCGCGAAGGGCAACAGTTCAGGCAACCCTATCACCGTTGACTACAATGGATTTGTTAACTATGCTGTCCACTTTATCGCTTGGTTGCGACTTGGACTCACAGCACAACAATTCATTGACTTCTGCGAGATCGCAGTTTACGGTGACGATTCTGTTGTCAACCCTGGGCCGTTCACCCAGTACAACATGGTGTATCTGGCGGAATTCCATAAGGATATTGGCATGCACTACACTGCCAGTACCAAGGCGGCCGTTTCTCAGCCATTCGAGAGTATTTATGAAATCGATTACCTGAAACGCCGTTTTGCTCCTCTTGACAAGACCGATCTTGATCATACCATCGTTCGTGCCCCCCTCAAGTGGGCATCAATTATGGAGACTACTATGTGGGTCAACATGCGATCAGATAACAAACTCGCTGACATTGCCAACATGTGGCGCGCTGTTCTCCTCGAACTGCGCCACTATGGTTATGAAACTTACGAGAAGTATTACTGGTTGGCTACCCGCTATTGCCGTCACCACAACACTCGCGATATCTTCGACACATATGCCATGGCCATGACTAAATTGGACCAAGGCACTATTGCGTCTGATGATTAAATCGCCTCCGGGTGTGCGAACCCTCCAAGTCGCCTAGGTGGAGTGTGCCTGAATGCCCTTTGCATTCGAAACACCGCGCTTTGCAGAAACCGCGTCGGATATAAAGCTGCTGTTTTTCCTCAGAGTTGGAGAAACAAACCCCCCCTTCGTGGGCGCATTTACTCGTGTGTCCATTTGTTTTAACTGAGTCGCCGCCATTCAAGATCAAGTTACTTCCCAGACTGCAACCCAAGAGCTTTCTGAAGACATCACCCCGAACAAATTCACTACCATCTCCACTACACTTGCTGATACTGGAACTGTTACAGTGGTTCAACCTATCGCTTCTAGCGTTCAGGTCATTCAACCGCTGCCCGACCAAACACCTGCAAAGATGTTGAGTCGCATGTACCAGATAGGCACGTTTAGCTGGGCTGTGGGCGCTGCGGCATCAATCAATGCTCCTGCAATGATTCTTGATCCCGTCAACCTGCTCATGATACAGCCCTCTGTTGCTGATATTATCCAGTGGTACCGCTACTTCAATGCTGGAGTGGAGGTGCATTTCCGCTTGAACACTAATCAGTTCTATGCGGGTGCACTAGCCATCACAGCTGTTCCTCGTGGCACTCTTATCACTGACACTAATCAGCAGTGTCGTTCTTGGCTTGGTCACAAAGTTTTGTCTGCTGCAAAGCAGGACACTATTGTGCTCAACTTGCCGTGGGCCCATCCTTACCGTTTCAAAAACATCGATGATGTTATTGTCGGTGGTGATACCATGTGGGTGGTCTATCTAGACATCCTCTCACCACTGATTGCTTCGGTTAGCGCCCCTTCGGCTATTGACGTTACCATTTTCGCCAGATTTCAAGATCCTAAGCTCTACCTTCCCTTTGAAGAGACAGCTCCTATCATGAAAGGCTTCAAGAACATCAAGAAGCAATCTGGCCAAGGTTCCGTTATGAGCACTTCCATCAGGCCTAAGCGCAGTTCCCGTTCGGTTGTGCATGTTTCGCAGAGCTCATCAGATCCGGTTGCGTCTGCTGCATCCCCCCCCTCCCCCTCCCCCCTCTCTACTATTGGCACTATTCTCACCCCCATCACTGACATTGCTCAATCAGTTGGCTCAGTACTCTCTGCTGCTCAGCCAATCCTTGATGTGCTCGGTGGCCTCTTTGATAAACCCGAGATTGCTCAACCTATCACTCGTGTTTACCCTACCACCGCTGCGAATGTCTCTACTGTCGATCAGCCTGACCAGTCCTTGCCCCTATCGATGTATTCTGGTTCCTATCTGAACATCGACCACTCTGCCCTTCCTGGCGGCCGCGCATGGACTATGGCTGACATTGCAATGACCCCTTCTTTGCATTTTCAATACAAGTTCACTGTTGCTGGTGATACGGTGTCAATTCCTTTTCTTGCCCTTGGCACTCCCTTTCAGATCATTGCCGGAACTCACCAATTTTGGCGTGGCTCAGTGCGTTTGCATATCAAGTTTTTCTGTCCTGCATTTGTTTCTGGTCGCATTCTTTTCATCATTGGTCCTTCTGGATTGCCTGTTGCTAACACTGTGGCCAACAACCTCAGCCGTGTTGTGGATGTTAAGGGTGACACTACTGAGTCATTTACTCTTCCCTTTGTGTTCCCTACTGATTATTGCCAATCAGATGATATCCCCTATACAATCCAGGCTTCGGTTTTGTCCCAGATCGTGACCAACGACACGACGATCCCTCCGAGTATTGATATGGTTATCTACTCAGCAGCTGCTCCAGACTGCCAATTCTCTCTTCTGGTGCCCCCTCAGCCATCACAGTACGCTTACCCGAATGTTGTAGCGCCGCCCAAATCCAAGGTGCGACGCCAATCCGACATCTCTAAGGAGTTTGCTGTGACCTTCAACCCGTTTGTCATGGATTGTGAGATGCTCACTGATCAACACCATGTCACTTCGGAGACGACAATGTATGCTACCGACGTTCTTAAGCGGTACATCAACACACCTGCCCCTACGTTGACTAACAACATGGGTGTGTTTCCTGGTGAATATAGTCCTGTTAAGTCGACCCCTCAGTACTTGTTCAGTAGGATGTTCCTCGCTCACCGCGGGGGAATGCGTCTCAAGATGATCACCACCGACAACCCAATCTTGGTGGCATCCGTCTATGGAAGCTATGCAGCTACATGGAACGGGGCTCTGAACGGCACCCCTTCACTGGTTTCGACCCCTACGAACTCAGTGGAGCTCTCTATTTCTTGCCCATGGTACTACTCTGTGCCGTGGAGATGGTTTGATTCTCAACTCACCATCGGACCCCTTCCGCCAGTATCTATCTACTATGGCGGGGCGAACCCTGATGAATTCCTCACATTCACAGCTGTTCGAGATGATTATATCATGGGCTTCCTCATACCCCCTGACAATATCCTCTGAGACGTGGATCTTCCCATCACCACAGTTTATGATCCGACACATAACCCGAAAGCATGACTCGCCCTGCTAGTAGGAGAAGACCTTGTGTCCCCTTGGATCACGCGTAT